CCTGTTTCTATGGTTTTGTTCCCGGGGAGCTCCTAAAAATAAGAGGAGCTATGAGAGTGAGGCTTGTCGAAAGGACAAGTTCTCTTCTGTGAAGGCCTTCCAGTCTTCACAGAAACCGAATCTTTCGGTTCGGGCGACGGGGAAGTAGTCCCAACGCGAGGTCCACTTTCGTCTGATTTTGGCACACCGTGCAAAAGTTCGAAGCACGATAGAGCCATCCCTAATGCTGCCCGCCAGAAAAGCCATCACGAAACCATCTGGGTTATTAATCCAGGTTGGAATCGGCGACGGTTTGTCTAAATAGGTAGTCAGCTTGCCCTTCTTGCTAACACGCTGAAGGGTTACCTTACGATCGATCAGCTTTGAGATACGGTACAGAACACCGCCCGTATTCTCGCAGTAGGTCTTTCGTTCTGGTAGCATCTTGTACGGCACCTTAATACCGTGCGCATCATCTTCATCAAAAGGGATAGGCAAAAACCTAACCCTAGACGCGAGGAATTGCACAGTACGAGGTAACCGTACCTGATGTTCAGCCGACCATCTATTCAAGCGGTTGATGGCAGAGTAGCAGTCATTAGCGTCTTGGAGTTTCTTGAAATAGACTCCTCGTACGTTTCGGCCAAAGTAAAAGTCTCGGCCGCATGACTCTCGGAAAAGTCCTTCATTAAAGGACTTGTCTACGTTAACGCTGAATCCGGTGGCGGCAAGCATCTCGCAAACAAGGTCATAAGCCTTGGTCACGACGATGATGTCGTCTCCGAACACGGCAAAATTGCCAAGCGAATGCCCTCGAGGGTAATCGGGTTTTATTCCGAGTACACTGTAGGCACCGTAGACTAAGGCCGCAAAGAAAATCGTCTGTAGAGGGAATGTGAAAGCGTTTCCCATGGACGAAATCATATGCAGCTCTAGCATGCTACCGTCTGGAAGGACCGTAGCACCTGTTCGACATCTCTCTAAAAGAGTTACAACTTCTTTCGGAAAGAATTCACGAACGGTCGCTAGAGACATCGAGTCACTTGCACTGGACAGATCAATAGTACCGAACTCTCCAGTTACGGACCCGATTAGAGCAAGCTCGCGATTCTTGTCAGGCTGAAGCGACAGGTCAATTCCAAAGACCTGACGAAGCCGCCTTTCGAGAACGCTAGCAATACCCTTCTGAAAAATCATATTCAGAAGGGGCTCTGTGCATATAGTGCGGCTTATAACCGACGTTTTAGGGACGAACGACAGTTTACTACTCGTGGTTATCCCATATCCAAACGCCTCTGCTCGGGAAATTTCCATTCCGAGCCAGGTAGGATTATGACGGATACCCTGCACGTACAATTTGTGCAAGGCTGAGTCACTAGCGTCAAGTGTGGAAGAAGCCAACTTTGTATAAAAGTCGGTTTCGACTGCACCGATACTAGCACCGGGACCTACACCCCAACCTTTAGACATTTCTGTCTGGGTTAGGATAAAGTCCTGACCATCCCATTTTGCACGGGATTGGTCAGTTGGAGGAAAGAAGAAATTGTGAAGGCGATCTTTAGCCTCCCCAAGAGCTTCCCTAATCCAACTAGGCATGCTGGCTGTCTTTGGGACAAAAGTACGACAGTGCTCGTTTGATTTCTCAAACAGAGCTAATGCTGCGACGTTACAAGCCTCATCGCCTCGGGAAGCATCTTCTAGATACTTCTTCAAGAGCGCGTTGGTTTGCGACATCATAACATACTGTCGAACCTCTTGTCCAGGATAGGGGTTTCTAGCCCCATCCCAACCAGCATCTTTGAGATCAGCCTCGAGTAGCGAAGCAATAGTACTAGCGCGAATACGCATAGCATCAGCTCCAATGTGATCATGAACAACATCAGTACTACAAGGAAGGTCATGTCTTCTTCGTGAGGTCGGTCTTCGAAGATCGGTTCAGGAATCTTTGAACAAGTCCCAATAATAGGACATTGCCAAGGAACTTGATGATCTTCATGACTTGCTCAGAGGATACCGCTGACACTTGTATCGCCGATGCCAGCACTTTGCTGGCTAAGCGCTCCAATGTGAGCAGACAACATGGCCCTCAGGTTTGCTGGGTCAGCAACGTCCGAGCCCGCCGGAATGGAGACGATCGTCTTCACCATAGCGGTAGCGTACGGCTGAGCAGCAAGCGGTAGTACACCCTTACGGGTGAGTACCGTGTACTGGTTCATGGGCACATCTCGGACAAGGCCGGTCACCGGGTTAGGCTTTCCAAGAACTCGGAAAGCTTTAGGCCTGGTAGCCGTAACCGTGAACGGAGAAGCGACGCTATGCACAGTTACACCAGTCTGCGTTCCGCCTAACGCCGTAACTGCGACCTGTTTCCCGTTAACATCCGGGGCAGTATCCGCAACGTGGGTGTAGGTTGGAGAAGTAAGACCGGTCTGCGCTGCCCCAGTAATGGGGCTTGTGACTGTAATAGTCATTGCGTTTGTTCCTTGGTTTTTGTTCCTAAAGCCTGTAATTACGGCCCGAGAAACGTTGGGGATGGACATTACTGTTTGTCTGCGCAAAGAGGGCTAGCATGTTTGCTAGTTTGCTCGGAGACGTAGGCAATTTCGTTATCAAAGTTGGCATTGGTACGCCAACATCTGAATCACGAGTAACAGTCTTGTCCCATTTAACAACTTCACCGGGGTCGAGTTGATAGGTCGCGCTGGTCGGATAAAGAGACTTAATGAATGCGGGATCGCCAATCTGCGTATAAACATGTTCGTTTTTATGCACGATCGAACGATTCACAAACATCACGTTGCTCGTATCCGTTACAGCAGCTTCCAACACTTCGCCAATATTAACGAAGTAATCGACTAGAAACGACCAAGGGAGAAGCTCCCATGCAGTCGGTACAAACTCGGAGGGGGTAAAACCCCAACGAGCGGCCCGATCTTTGTAGGTCGTTACAGCTTGAGCCTTAACGGCACCTTTGTAGCGCACTATACTTGTCTGTCTATGCAACCCATGCACGCGAACGCGCGCAGCAGAAGATATACCAGGCCAAGTATACAGCCATTGGGCATCATTGTATGAATAGAAATCTTTGCCACCTTCAGAAATCCTGACGACACGCTCTTCTTCGAGCTTGTCCCAGTATGCCTGTAAGGCGTCATCGATATCTTTCAAGAATGGTACCCAGCCAAAGGAATATTCAAGCCAGAGCGCACTGAGATCACCGTACCAATAGGGCTTACCTGTCTTCGGATCCACTGGATCATTACCACGATAGGGATTTTTACTCCCTTTCGCAGTCCCATCCGCATTTTTAGGGCGGGGGGCTGAAGGCTTTGGACGTCCTCTATGCTTCTTTTGAGCACGAGTAACGTCATTAAGGTAATGCTCTAAGAGGTTTTGGAGACCAGCAGCAGGCTTTCTTAGCATTCGTAAAGTCTCACGCATCTCGCCTAGAAACGTAGGTCCTGAAACTCGAACCTGTGCTTCTCGGATAGAATTGCGAAACTTCACTGCAGCCCGGTTTCCTGAAGCATCGTTGAAGCTTACCCAGGTAGGCCAGGTGTCCGCATATTCGTACGCCAGGTTGGACCAGCCCGTAAAGGTCTGAGTCTTCCCCTGCCCGTCTTTATACGAACAGCTTAGCTTTCCTGTTTTGTACACGGGAATCGACCGCCAAACTCCAGAAAGTGGAGTAGTAGCGTTACCTCCATTAGCGATGACCTCTTTATACGTCGGCAGGGTTACGCCAACTCGCCAGCGAGACAATTTCTCAGATTTCGAGAAGGTCTGCGGGCTAATTGCGTTCCACCCTGACGTACAATTAAAAGAGAACCGATGCTGAAGGTAAATAGACGAATCTTTAGTGTATGTAGGCATCAACAAGCCGCTTTTCTAGTTGTTGTAGAAAGCTGGTAGCGAAAGCTACCCCAGGGAACCACAAAGTCCTCTCTTACGAGAGGTTGCTTCGTAGTAAAACCACCCGGCTAGGTCA